AACTTACGTTTAGCATATAACACAGTCGGTAGTACAGGTGTCGTTGACACATGTGCTGTTGTTTCTGGACAATATACTTAACACACATAGGGGGGTTTCCCGACCTCCCTTTTTTTTATTCATAAATCTTAACCTATGACTTCCTCTTCCCAATTTACTACCACTACCACACTCGATACCGAACTATCCGCAGTAAACTCAATTTTGGGTAGCATAGGTCAGTCTCCTATATCTCAAATAGACTTCACCAATCCAGAGGTATCATTTGTATACAACCTACTGAAAGAATCTAATCAAGATGTACAGAGCGAAGGTTGGATTTTTAATCAAGAATATCATATTAAAAATACTAATAAAACATCAGATAATAAATTTATAATTCCAGCAGATGTTATGCGTATAGACATGGCAGATGCATGGGACCGTACTAGAGATTTTGTTAGAAGAAAAGATACAGATGGACTATGGAAAATATATGATAGAGTAAATCATACATTTGAGTTTCCACAAGATGATTTTTTTTATTTTAACTATGTTAGATTATTAAAATTTGAAGATATACCAGCTCCGTTCCAAAGATATATTATATATAAAGCTTGCGGTAGAGCTGCAGTACAATTAGTTTCCAACGCTGAACTACAAAAAATGATGTCAACTTTTGAGTCACAGGCTAGAGCTGCGTGTATGGAATATGAATGCAATCAGGGTGATCACAACATGCTTGGACATCCAGACGAGTCTGCATATCAATCTTACAAACCTTATAAAATGCTTAGACGCTAATGGCAAGTGTTACACAAAAAGTACCTAGTTACGTATTAGGTATGTCTACACAACCTGATGAAAAGAAACTTCCGGGACAAGTAGTAGACTTAGTTAACGGCGTTCCAGACGTGGTAAGACAACTTATAAAACGTCCGGGAAGTCAATTAATAAATACTATAACTCCTACAGTTACTGCTAATGCCAAATGGTTTAACATATATACTGATGATGAAGAACAGTATATAGGTCAAGCTGGTGCTGATGGAACAGTTAAAATATGGAGATGTAGTGACGGGGTAGAAATACCTGTAGATTATGCTTATGTAGATGGTACAAACAAAGCTACATATTTAGATAACCAAGCACTATCAGATGAAAAATCTTCTGATATACAGGTTATGACTATTAACGAAACTACATTCTTTGTTAATAGAAGAAAAGCTGTAGCGATGAAAACAGATGCTGCAGATAAATCACCTCCTCAACTACACGAAGCTTTTATATCATTAGATACTATATCTTATGGTAAACAGTATGCATTAGATATTTATGATCCTAGCAATAATGATACAATTACATACCCTAGAGCTACAGGTATTACAGTTGGTACTATAGATGACTCCTCAAATTATAGTGGAACCAGTAATGGTGACTGTAAAGGTGCAGGTAGAGAAACTGTTAATGTAGAATCAGGCACAAGTAAATGTGATACATCACCTCCTAATAATAGTGCAACTGGTAAAGCTAACCTTAGATATGAATTAGATACACGTTGTACACCACAAGTAGATAGTGATCATAGTGATAGTGAAGCTATTGATAGATATCACGATACATACCAATGTTATGTAAAATTACAATTTGGTGGTGAAAACTGGACTACAGGTGATACACATCAACATACATCTAGTAAAGGTGTAACTACTACAACTACTATTAAAAGTCACGTAAATGTTATATCAAGAGCTAACGTAGCAGCGGTACGACCAGCTCCTACATCTTCTAATGCTGAAGAACATGTATCTTCTAATGGTATATTAGGTGATCTAAAAACCACATTAGATGCTATAAGTGGTCATGGTATTACTGCCACTATTTCTGGAAATGGTTTACATTTATATAGAGCTACACCATTTGGTGTAACATCACCAGAAAAACAGTTAATGACTGTAACTACAACTGAAGCTAATAATATAGCTGATTTACCACGTGTATGTCGTCATGGATATACAGTACGTATTGTTAATAGTGGTGAGGATATGGATGATTACTACCTTAAGTTTTATGCTGAAGGTGTAACAGATACAGAAGATAATCCATTAAGTAAATCAGCTACATACGCTAGATCAGGATCTACTATGACTGTAACATTAAACAACCATGGTTATAGTAATGGTGATCAAGTTATATTAGATGTAACATCTGGTAATGGTAGTGATGGCTTTTATACTATTGCTAACGTACAGACAAATACATTTACAGTAACTGATGCATCCTCAGGTACAACAAGTGGTAACGTCACAGTTCACCCAGTTCGCTTCGGAGAGGGCGTGTGGGAAGAGTGTGCAGAGCCGGGGATAACAACTACCTTTGACAACACAACAATGCCTCTGAAGCTCACCAGAGTGCTTCCCGGGACATTTGCTATTAATGGTGGATCAGCTCAATCTTATCCTAACGGTGCTTTTCAGTTTGGTTATCCAGATTGGGGTAAACGTGATGTAGGTGATGATATAACAAATGGGGAACCGTCGTTTGTAGGACATCGTATCCAAAAAATGATATTCTTTAGAAATAGAATATGTCTACTTAGTGAAGAAAATGTTATCTTGTCTAGGGTAAATGACTTCTATAATTTTTGGGTAAAAACTGCGATGGCTATTTCTAACGCCGACCCGATTGATTTACAATCTAGTTCTACGTATCCTACTCGACTGTTTGATGCTGTTGAAAATGCTGGAGGTCTAGTTGTTTTTAGTGCTAGTGAACAATTCTTATTGAGTTCTGGAGCGGAAGCTTTGCTTACTCCTGAAACGGCTAAAATAACTTACGCAGCATCTTATGCATTTAATCCAGATAGTAATCCAGTATCATTAGGAACTACAATAGGATTTTTAAATAGTACAGCACGTGAAGCTAGGTTCTATGAAATAGCAGATGTGTCTACCAGAAACGAACCTACGGTACAAGAACAAAGTAAAATTATAGCAGAATTATTTCCACAAAATTTAACTAATGTAACTGCATCTACAGAAAACCAACTTCTATTATTTGCAGTAGATAGTACATTACATACTGCAACAAACGAAGTATGGGGTTATAAGTTTTACGAAGCTGGAGATCAACGTGCTCAGTCTGCATGGTTTAGATGGACACTACCTAATCCTGTTGTTTTTCATTGTATGATGGATGATCAATACTTTGTTGTATTATATGATCCAATTAGTGAAGCATATACACTAGAAAAATTTGACATAAAATTAACTTCTGGAACTCCGATGATCGGTACACCTCCAGACGAAAACCGTGTACATTTAGATACAAAAAAAGTATTTGCTTCATCTGCTTTAACACATGATACTGTTAATGATGTAACAACGTTTACTTTAGGTGCAGGATTTAATAGCACTCGTACACTTACAGCTTATTGCATAACTGATAGTGACGCAGCTGGTAAAAGCTATGATATCCCAGCATCTGCTATTACAGGAACAGCTCCTAACCAAACAATTACTTTACCCGGAAACTGGAAGACATCTACTGAAGCTGGTACGTCTAACGTTTCTGTAAATACAGATGTAGTTATTGGTTATGAATATGAGTTTGAAGTAGAGTTACCTAAAGTATTTGTTACCAGAGCTGAAGGTGATAAGACTAGATCTGAAACTAGAGGGTCTCTTGTATTACACAGAATGAACTTTGACTTTGGAGATGTAGGTGTATTAGATGTAACACTCAAACGTAAAGGTAGAGCTGACTACACATACACAGTAGAATCAAAAGAATACGATAATATAAATGCTAGTACAGCAGCGATAGCGTCAGGATATATACATACAATACCAGTATACGATAGGAATACAAACCTAAGCGTATTTATAAAATCTAATCATCCCTCACCAGCAACCCTACATTCAATGAACTGGGAAGGGGATTACTCACCAAGATATTATCAACGTGTCTAACTACATTCACCCAATTACAATGGAGGCTGCCGTCGAGGTTGCCTCTAATCTTCGTACAGATGACTATAGAGAAGTATGGGAAGGCCACGGTCATTTCCCACGCTGGTATATACCATTTGCTGCTTTTAATGGAGACACAGTTTACTTTAACGTGCCTAACGGCAAGACTGCCGGATTAGCCGGTGTACAGGAAGGTGGTAAAATTTGGATGTTATGTACCCCAGCTATACATGACTATCCTCTCACCTTTGCACGAGAAGCTAAACGATTTATAGAAAGTAGAGAAGAGAAACTCCTTTGGAACATTGTAGATAAACGGAATACCGCTCATCTAAAACTTCTAAAGTTTCTAGGATTTAAGTTCTTACGGGAACTTGAACATGGTCCTAACAAATTAACCTTTATAGAATTTTGCCGTGTGCGAACCAGTAACAATGCTGTCAACAGGTCTCGGAATGATGGGACAAGTTGCAGAACACAACGCAGCGAATAATGCCATAGCTGGCAGAAATCGTACGAAACTTCGTAACTTTGAAGAACAAAACAGACTGTATGATCGAGAGGTAATGCTTGATCGTGCTCAATATAGAAATGATATACAGCTTGAAGATATTAAACAAGATGATATTTATCGAGCTATGGTAGATCAATGGACTCAGGAAGATGCTAAACTAAATAAACTGTTTGCACAATCTGATCAGAAAATAGAAAAAGCTGTTAGAAAAATGTATGAGAATGAGTATGCAGGTACACAAACAGGTCGGACTGCAGCTCGGTTAGCAGGTAAAAGTGCTAAACAAATGGGACAGGAAAAGTCTGAAATTTTACATAATTTAATGATGGCTGAAGAAGAGTCTACATTAAGTAAAGATATGATTAGAGAACAGAGTGCATCTAAGTCTCGTGATATTTATGAAGAAATTAGATTTGCACCTATACATGGACCGACGCCGATGGCTCCAGAAATGGAACCAAAAAAATCGTCAGCTGGATTAATACTAGGATTAGCTAGTAGTGCGGTTGGTGGATTCCAAAAGGCTAGAGATTTTAATGCTGGTAAATATTTAAATACAGATGGGGTTGGTTAATAATGTCATCATCATATAACAGAAACATTGACCGTCTTAGGTCTCGTGAAAGAGCCAACGTTCAAACAGCCAATGCACAACGTACCAACATGGCTAACATCATGGGGGAACGTGGTATTCAAGATGCTAAAACTTTATCCAGTCAATTAGAAAATTTTTCATCTACTTTAAAAGAGATGAGAAAAAAAGATATACAAGAAAAATTAGAAAAAGGTAAATTAGAAGCTCAAGATCAAGCTGGTATTAATGCTAAAAAACTTGTTGAGTTACAAAACGAGTTGTCTACATTAGTAGAAACAGATACTAGATATCACGAAATTAAAAATGAAATGATCAAGCTAGAGGGTCCAAATATTTACCCTGATGCAGATCGTATTGCTCATCTTTCACCTTGGGCACAAGTTGGTTTTATGAAAGAGAAGCTTAATAACTTCAATAAAACTTTTCCTGATAAACTAGCTTATGCTATGGCTAATAGTGAAAAAGCTATAAAAATTAATAATATAACTTTTACTCCTAAAGAATTACACGATAATAATATACACGGTTTACCATTTAAAGAAGCAGCTATGCATATCGTAGCTGATGATATAAGAAAGAATGCAGGTTTATCTAAGTTTTCACCTGAGTTGTTAAAATTAGCTGGAACTAACGACACAATTCAAAAAGCTAAAGATGATGTTACAGCTAAATATAGAACAAGATATAATATAGAATCATCATCAAATACTAGAAGTCAAGCGTCCATAACTTGGAACTCATCTGAAAAAACGGGCAAAGACATATATCATTTTTTAATTAAAACTTCAGGTACTGTTGATGGTCAAAATAAATGGTTAGGTAATTCTGGTGCATGGAAAGCTTTTGATGGAGAACTTGTTAACAGAGCAGTACAGTTAGGAGAACTTGATCATATTGATGAAGTTTTAAATCAAGAAATTCCTCCTGCTTTGGCTACCAAATTAGGTGTTAAACAAGGTACTACTTTTGCTGAACATTGGAAAAATAAAATACCTGAGTTAAGAGCAGCAGCTAAAAAACAAATTGTTGCTGCTAGAAATGCTGAAAAAGAATTTATAGATTCAGAAAAAACTGCATTAAATAATCAATTTAAAACAGAAGCTAGAGAAAAACATTTAAATCAACAAGAGATTAATGAGTATAAAGATCGTTATACATTAATAGGAGAAACTCCTCCTGAGTTTGTAACTAAATATGAAACAGCTTCTAAAAGAAATGCAAGATTAGATACAGATCGTATTAACGCTTTAATAGATAGTCAAGATGGTTTTATTTCACATGATCAACTAGATGAATTTCATCCAGCTGCTGCACAACCATTTCGTAAAGATGCAGATAGACATGAAGCTGCAATGAAAAAAAATTACAATGTTGAAGGTATTATAAAAGCTGAATTAAATGATACATGGGCAGATGCTGGTATTAAACAAAACGAAAAGAAACCTGTCTGGGAATTTGCATTAGGTCAAGCAAACCAAGCTTATCAAACAAACTTTAACCGATTAATTAAAATGGGATATCCTCCTGATGAGGCAAATAGATTAGCATTATATGCCAAAGCTGGGGAAATTAAGAATGAACAGGGTGAAACAGTTAATGATTTTGAAGGAGTAGTAACTCATTTAGACAGAACTGGTGTTAAAAACAAATACACTAGGTATGGAGAAGAAGCAGATAAGAGTTTAAAAGATGCACATATTATGGTTTCTAAAATTAAAGAAGGTAAAGATGCCATGTTAGTTAATCCAGAAATTATAACTAATGAAGTTATTGGTGGAAAATTTGGTGAAAACCATCTTAATACTATAAAACGTAATATGAAAATTTATGGTACATGGAAAGGTATTAGAAAATCTACAGATGCTTTAGCTTATTATAATGGATTAGCTAGTGGTAAACGTAACTTATATGGTTATAGTCTTATAGATGCTCAATTAAAAGCAGATGGACACCCCGGTATATGGCCGGATCGTGTTGATACAAGTGAAAATGATTATACACAATATGCTAATGAGATATGGAATGTAACAGATTTTGAAGGATCTGCTATGTCTTATAATGAGTTACTCCTAAATCAGGATGATCTTTTTACATATCAAGAAAATTCATCATCAGTATGGGATTTACCAGAAAACATTTCTCCATTTTTAATTGATGATCTTGAATTTGATTTAAATTTACTTGGAGATAATTAATGGATTCGTTAAAATTTACTCCAAAGGATTTTCATTCTAGTTATGCTGATGATACCTATAACGTAGAAGGGTATGAAACTGCTGTAGATGAAATTAGAAGTGAATATCCTGAAGAGACTAAAACGGAAGAACAACAAAAATTAGAAGATTTATTTGATCCAGATTCTGAAATCAATCAAGGTTTATTTGAACTTAATGAATTAGATCTTGGAGAAGATAATAATCTACAAATTGGTGATGATTTTAACCTTGAGGAAATGCCTCAAGTTTTTGATTCAAACATAGGTTTTGAACTTCCTAAAGAAGAACAACCTAAAACAAACGAATTAGGTAGATACACAGAAAGAGAAATAAAAGGTTTCAATTTAAATGCCAATGGAGGTAATTTAGATGAAAGAGAACAAGATATAGCTGAAAGGCTTAAAAGTCATAATCTTGATGATACTTTAGATGCATTTAATGAAATTAATGCAGATCCTACTTTAACAGAAATTTTTGATACTAACGGTGATGGTAAGTTTACTTTTGCTGATATGTTTGACACTCATCGTTGGAATAATGGTCAAGGTATAACTCCAGAACAAGATGCTATTGAAACTGAAAAATGGATTAATCGTACAGAAGATAAAAACTGGAGAGCAAGATGGAGTGTCTTTGGACAAAACTTACCTACCATAACTAATAAAACTAAATTCTTAATTGATGGACGTCGTGCAAGATTAGCTCCTATTGATGAAGTATTTAACATGGATGACAACTTAGGAGCTGGTGCTACTGAGTCGTTAAACGGTACGTTAAACCTTCCTGAAGCTGCATTACATTGGGCAACTGGTGGTAAATTTGGAACTGTTGAAGGTAAAAGATTTGGAGATAAATTATTAGGAACTAAAAACCCTAACTCTATAGGGTACCTTATGATGACTCCTGCCAAAAGACATTGGTCCGATGGTATGTGGCATGAACTAGGATACTGGGGATATGAAGCTACTATGATGTTTGCTACTTATGGTTTAACTACTAAACTTACTGCAGGTAAAGCGATGATGAATTTACCTAAAGGCAAGCGACTTGCAATAGCAGCTAACAAACTTTTTACAATTAATCCTAGTACTAAAACAGCTGTACGTACTGTAACTAAAAAAGGTTTAGTAACTAAATGGGTCAGTCCTACTGGACCATGGAAAAATGCAACTAAACTTAAAAACTTAGGACTTTCACTTACTAAAGCTGGTTATTTAGAAACTGCTAAAGGTGCATTAACTAGAGATTTAAACTATGCTACATTAGTAGGTTTATATAATGAAGATAACTTTGTTAAAGCTCTTGTAGATAAATATCCTGATACATGGCTTATTGGATCTCAAGCACAAATGGCTATTGAATCACCTATCGGAAAACGTTTAGCTTATTATATAGATGAAGCTAGTTGGGATTCTGTATTT